CGAGCAGGAATTGCCGCCGATCCTCTCGGGTCTGGACGCCACCGGCATTCAAGAGGAAGCCCGCCGCGCCATCGACGAGGTGTTGACGATTCTGCATGAGGGCGAATGAAAACCGTCGAGCCAGCACGTAGGAAACTCGAACGCATCTGGCGCAATGCCTGGCGTCCACCGGATCGTCGCCCGCCGTGGGCGTGGTGCGAGGATCACATTACCTCAATCCCTTATTCGCCAATTCCGGGACGGTTCCGATCAGCAAACTCACCTTGGATGCGTGAGCCTATGGAGGCGCTGATGGACACCAAAATCCGCATCGTGAGCATTATCGCCGCAATTCAGAGTGGCAAAACCAGTGTTGGTGAATTCGGTCTCTGCCACATCATCGCCAACAACCCTGGTCCCACTCTATGGCTCGATCAAACTGACGATGACGCGAAGGACCAGAGCGAGAGTCGCCTGCAAAAGCTCTTCGACGAATGCAGCCCAGTCAAGGCGCTCTATCCCGCGAACCGGCACAAACGGCGCAATACCACAATCCACTTCGCCAATGGAATGACGCTTTGGGTGCTTGGGGCCAACAACAAGACCAACCTCCAGCGTCGATCAATCCGATGGTTAGTCTGTGATGAAACCTGGCGGTACAAAACCGGCCATATGGCGGAGGCAGAAGCTCGCGTCACGGCGTTCGGTTGGCTGGGCAAGTGCCTGTTCATGAGTCAGGGCGGCGAGGACGACGACGATACCCACCGCAAATACGAAACCACCGACATGCGCGAGTGGACGTTTGAGTGTCCGCACTGTCACCAGCGCCAGCCGTTTAAGTGGGAGCAAGTCGAGTGGAGCAAGGACGCCCGCGACGAATCCGGCGAGTGGGATTTCCAGAAAGTGCGCGACACCACCTCGATGCGCTGCGCGTCCTGCAACCACTACTTCGATGACAGCGACCGCACCCGTCGCGAACTCAATCTATCAGGCCGCTACGTCGTAACCAATCCGAACGCGCCAAAGGAGAACGCCGGATTCCACTGGAATGCCATGTGCGCGATGAGCTGGGGCCGCCTGGCCGAACTCTATCTCCGCGCCAAGGCCGCCGCCCGCAAAGGCGACGTGAGTCTTATTCAGCAGTTCTATCAAAAGCGTCTCGCCCTCGCATGGCGCGAGTATTTGGAGGACTACAAACTCGACATCGTCCCGGGCGGCTATCTCAAGGGTGAAACCTGGGATGGCGAGGCGGGCGTGGATGCCAACGGCCGATTGGTCCCGGCCGGCGAACCTTGCGCCTGTCCTCTCCGCATCCTCACGGTCGATTGCCAGATGGATCACTTGTTTCTCGTTGTCCGCGCATGGGCCGAGGATGGATCCAGTCGCCTTATCTGGAACGAGCGCGTGCTGACATTCACCGACGTGGAGAGCGTCCAGGAACGCTTCGGCATCCATCCGAATCTCGTGTTCATCGACGCAGGCCATGCCACCTATGACGTGTATCGGGAATGTGCGGCCCACGGCTGGACGGCTCTCATGGGCGACAAGCGCGCCACGTTCACCCACAAGGTCAAGGGCCGGAAGTCGGTGGAGCGGTTCTATTCGCCGCGTCGGAAAGTAGTGTTAGGCCGGGGACAAACCTGCTCGGTGTTCTATTGGTCCAACCTCAACATCAAGGACACGCTGGCCCGCCTGCGCCGAAATCAGAACCCGGACGACGGCCCGGTGTGGGAAGTGCCCGACGACATCGACGATGACTATCTCGCCCAAATGGAGGGCGAACACCGGATCAAGAAGAACGGCAAGTGGCTATGGGAGCGCATCGGTTCGCGTAGTCAGCACATCTTTGACTGCGAGGCAATGCAGGTCGCTGCCGCCACAATGCTAAAGATCGTTGGAAGAGAGGCCATCAGGGAACCGGAAATTTCGCCGACGGAGGATGGTTGACGCGGGGCACGGCCCATGGCGGCCGCAAAAGTCAAGGACAGGACGGAATACAACCGGCTATGGAGGCATAAGAATCCGGAAAAGGTAAAGGCCCAGCGGGAAAGGCATCGCGAAAAAAGGATAGAACAAACCAGAAAATGGCGCGAAAGCGTAATGGCGGATCCGAAACGTCGGAAGGAGCTTATCAAAAAGTCGGCCGATTATCACCGTAACAGGAAGGCTACCAATCAAGACTATGCGGCAAAATCAAAAGCCCGTGCCAATCGCTACCACGAAAAAAGGAAGCATGATCCGGAATATGTGGCAAAAATTCGGGAGCGGGCGTTCCGTCAATATTACCTGCTAAAGAATGACTCAGATCGCTATGCGGCCTATCTTGCCAAGAATCGTGAGTATCGCAGGAATCGAAAACTAACCGATCCAAACTTTGCCATCAAGAGCCACCTCCGTTCGCGCCTTAGTGACATGGTAAGAGATGGCCGTTGCAGTAAAGAAAGCTCAGCACTCGCTCTGACGGGAGTAACAATCGAAGAACTCAGGCTTCACATCGAAAGGAAGTTCAAGCGGGGAATGTCCTGGAAAAACTACGGGGCGGTGTGGCACATCGACCACATTATTCCATGCTCCAAATTTGATCTGACAGATCCCCGACAGCAAGCCATCTGCTTTAACTACCTCAATCTCCGACCTCTTTGGGCCAGGGAGAATTTGAGAAAGAACAACAGGATTCTTGAAGACTCCCAGCTCCCGCTCGGAATCTGATCCTCAGTTGACACCTCGGACGAGGAGCCATGAGAACCGAAATCCTCCTCGCCGCCCTCTCGCTGCTGCTGCCGTCCTGCATGACGCCGCCGATTACCGGCAACCTCAGCACGGGCGACGGCCAGATCAAAGTGTATCCCGACGGTCGCTTCGAAATCATCGTGGAACCACGTGCCACCAAGTAAGTCATGAGCACGTTCAGCGACTGGTTTGAATCCCAGAAATTCAAGCACTTCGGCGCGGACGAGTTCGAATCCTACTTCGCCGCGCAGCGAAAAGGCGTGAAGAACAGCCAGCCACCGAAGCGGCTCTGGAAAAACATCGTGCCCACGCTCCGCATCGTGGACGAACTCCGCGAATCCTTCGGCAAACCCTGCCGCATTCTGAGTTCCTACCGCTCGCCAGACTACAACAAGACGGTCGGCGGTGCCCCTCTCAGTCAACACAAGGAATTCACGGCCCTCGACATCACCATCGACAGCGTGAGTCCGCAGCGGGTCTATGATCGTTTGATCGAATGGCGGAAGGCCGGCAAGTTCACCGGAGGTCTCGGACTCTATCCGTCGGCCGGTTTCGTCCACATCGACACTCGGGGCAACAACGCCACATGGCGTGGTCGTTGACACCCGCCGCCGTGCATGGCTCGCGGACTCTTCATCACCGGTTTCACAGTTTCAGAGGTGCTCGCCATTCAGCGGCGAGCGAAGGAACTGCTCCTTGAGGGCAAGACCATCATGAACTGGAACGACGCGGACACATCCACCGCCAAGCAGTTCACCATGCCCGTCGATCAGGTGCTTGAGGAATGCGGCCACGCGCTCCGTGTGCTCGATCCCGCCACCTACGGCAAACCCCGCATCGCCGCCGTCTCCTTCATCTCTGGCTACCTCCCAAAATGACCAGCCTCAAACACATCGCCATGCGTTGGCTGCCGCCAGTTCTCGTTCCAAAGGCGTGGGGATCGCCGTTCGAAGCGGCAAACTGGTCGCCCCGCCGTGGCAGCGTGCCGGGAGCATCCCCGACCGATGCCCGCAACGAACTTACGCCCGGTGTCCGCACCGAGTTGGTTCGCAAGTCACGCTACCTCCACAAGAACAGCGGATTCATGCGCGAACTGGTCGCTAACATGGCGATCTACTCGACCGGTGACGGAATCCGCGTCCAGGCCCAATCGCCCAAGCCGGAATGGAACCGAGCCGCCGAAGCCTACTTCGCGCTATGGTCCGCCCGCTGTGAGGTGACGCGTCGGTTTTCGTTTGAGGAATGCCAGGCGCTCGTCTGCCGGGGCATGGACATCGACGGCGAGTATTTCATTCACAAGACCCGCGATTCCGACGGCGAACCGCGCATCCAGTTGATCGAGTCCCACCGGATCGGCGACGAGTTCGGATCGAAGGACACCATCGACGGCGTTGGTCTCGATGCTTGGGGCGCACCGATCTTCTATCGCGTGCTGGAAGACCATGGCAAAGGCCGCGATCTACCAGCCCAAGCGATTCTCCACATTCATGAGCCGGAATGGGCGGGTGGTGTTAGGTCGCATCCGACGATTCAGCATTCCATCAACCACGTCCTCGACGAGATGGAATTGCTCGCGCTCGAAAAACACGCGGTCAAGGACAACGCCGACGTTTCGCGCATCCTCAAAACTGCACGCGGCGAACTGGACGACAACGGCGACTTCGTGGTTGGCGGTGCGAGTGGCGGCGTTGAATCCAGCGATCCGGTTTCGCTCCAGCGCATCGTTGGCGGCAAGTTGATCGCACTCAAACCCGACGAATCACTCGACAGCTTCCAGTCGAACCGCCCGTCGCCCACGTTCACCGGATTCCTGGAACATCTGCGGCGTGATTCGGCCCTTGGCATGATCCCGTTCGAGTTTGCGGCGGATTCAAGCAAGATCGGTGGCGCGGGTGTTAGATTGATCGTGGCCAAAGCGGATCGTCGGTTCTCATTCCGCCAGATGATTCTTGAACGTCGCCTCATCAAGCCGGTGTGGACCTACGTGATCGGCGACGCGATCAGCCGCGGAATTTTGCCGCCCGTGGAAGGATGGTGGAAGATTTCCTCAGTGCCACCGAAGCGGGTAACCGTGGACGCCGGACGCGAAGCCCAACAGAACCGCGCCGATGTGGAGATGGGACTCAAGACTCTATCAGACCACTTCCAGGAACTTGGTGCCGACTTCGGCGAAGAAATCGAACGCCGTGCCAGTGATGCGAAACTCATTCTGGAGACTGCTAGCAAGTATGGCATTCCGGTCGAGATGCTGTGGAAGCCAAGCGGCCCAGCGTTGACACCTGCGACCGGGCGTGAATCCGCTCCTGTCCACCCGTGAATGGTTGATCCAGCCCGATGCCTTGCGTTCCATGGCCGCTTCCCTGCGTGGCCTCGTGGATCGCGGCGGGTTTCTCCCCAAGCAGCCACCAGAAAGCTCGCTGCTTTCCGTCGAGGATGGCGTCGGCGTGGTCTCAATCGAAGGCCCGATCCTCCGCAAGCCTGACCTCTTCGCCCGAGTGTTTTTCGGTGCCACAAGCTCCGAGGAAATCGGCGCGGCCCTCCGTGAAGCCGGTTCGCGTGACGACATCAAGGCGGTGTTTCTCAACATCGACTCGCCGGGTGGAACTGTGGCCGGCACGCCGGAACTCGCGGGAGCCGTTGCAGCATTGGACGCCATAAAGCCGGTCTATGCATTCTCTTCGGGCCTGATGGCATCCGCCGCTTACTGGGTGGCAAGCCAAGCACGCGCCATCTATGCCACACCATCAGCGCAAGTTGGATCCATCGGCGTCGTCCAAGCGGTGATCGACAACAGCACGGCCCTCGATAAGGCGGGCATCAAGGTCGAGGTCTTCTCGGTCGGCAAATACAAGGCGATGGGCGCACCAGGCACCCCGCTAACAGACGATCAGCGGGAACTCATCAACTCCAACCTCGCGGAAATCGCCGGGGAGTTCCATGCGGCGGTGCTGGCCAAAGGGCGTTCGATCCCGGCCGAGGCGATGGAAGGCCAGACTTTCAGCGGCAAACAGGCTCAACGCTACAACCTCGCGGGCATGGTCCCGGATCGTGCCGAAGCCATGCGCCGTCTGCGCGTCTATCACGCTTCGGTTGACACGGGATCACGGGCGATGACTACCGCACTTGAAGACCAACTACTGGAAGCCCGCACTCAGGTCGATGACCTCGCTCGGGATCACAAAGCCCAAGCCGATCTCTTGGCCGAAGCATCCGCCACTCAGGATTCGCTGCGCGGCGAAGTGGCATTGCTGACTGCCGAATTGGAAACGCTCAAAGCCGAGCGCGATGCCGCCAAGGGTGAATCCACCACCCTGCAATCCCGCCTCGCCGATCTCCAGGCATCGCAAGCCGACTTCGACAAGCGGGTCCAGATCGAGGTCGCCCGCGTCGTCGCCTCCACCGGCACCACGCTCCCTGCCCGCGTCACTCCCGCTGGTGACGCCACTCAGGCAGCCGACCTCCACGCGCAGTTCGCCGCCATCACCGACCCGACCGCCCAGACCCTCTTCTGGCGGAAACTCA